ACGCGACCGCCAGAAATCATGGCGTTGTCCGAGGCCGACTTCACGTCGTTGACGAGCTTGTCCATCTCGGCTTCCATCCAGCCGATGAAGGAGTTTGCTCCGCCCTTACCAGCAGCCGACATGGCGGGGCCGGTAATCTGGAAGCGACCGTAGAGGAAGTGCGCGTTCACCTGAAGGCGCGAGTAGCCCTGGTCGCCAGCGGGAGGAAGCTGCGTGGCCGCCGTGCCGTTGGACTCGCCACGGAAAGCGACGCCCGTGTTGCGCGAAACGTGAATGGGGATGATTGCAACGCGACCGTTCCAATCGACAGTGGCCTTGGTCATCAGGTCGAGGACCATGACCTCATTGTTGAGCTGCTCCTGGACAGGCCCAAGGTAAAATTCCTTGAGAATGTCCTCAAGAGTACCGCGAGTTGCGGGCATGACTGACTCCTAAAGTGTGGTGATGAGAGCGTGAGCTCTCTATGCGAAGGGGTTGTTGCGGGCCCACAGCTTTCTCAAAGCTGCGGAACCATCGCTCACAGTCTTCAGCGGCACCTCAGATGCGGCAGCAGTCGTACTCCCTCCGGTTTTGCTGGGACGCGGAGCCGCTTTGGGCTCTTGGGTCGCGGCCACAGCTTCAGCCGGTGTGCTTTGCGGGTTCTTCTCCAAGTAGGCCGCGATGGCCTTCTCTTCAACACCCGCTACCCACGAGGAGTACTGCTCTGCAACCGCTTCTGCTGTAGCTGAAGGGTTGTTGGCAACAGCCTGCAAGATGACGTCCCGTGGCACGGATGGGAACTTCTGGAGCGCGGCACCAATCTCGACCTCCAACTGCTGACGAGCAAGCTGGACCTCGGCATTGTATAGACGGTCCTGAAATTCCTGAAGGTGGGCGGTGTCCTGGGCCTGAGCAGGGGCGGCGTCTTCTTCGCCGGCCAGGTATCGCTCAAGCCAAGCATCGTCCGATTCCGCTTGGGGCGCAGCCTGCACTGGAGCGGGCGCAGGTGTTGGTGCTGGCTGTGCGCGGAGTCTCTCAATCTCCGCCTCCAACTCCGCTCTCTCTTCTCGAAACTTGTTCCGAGACTCGAGCACCTGCTTAAACCGGTCATACGGGACACGGTGGCCCGATGGCACCTCTTCCTCCGCAGCAGGGCTGTCCTCCGCTGCGGCCTCCTGGGGTGCCGAATCCGCTCCATCTTCCACCTTCGCATTAACGTCCTGGGTGGGCTCGGACGAAGTCTCAGCCTGAACCGGAGTCTCCTCAGCAACGGGCTCAGGGGTAGCAACGGGCTCAGGGGCAGGCTCGTCGCCTCCCTCAAACATTGCCGTAATCCCTGACACTGCGTCTTGACTCAACTTCATGGCTATCTCCGTATTTAACGCCTAGGAGGGCGAGTTGTTAACGCTGATTCGGTCAGCGAGGCCACATCGGTACGCATCCCCCACCTGTCGGTGTTGTCCGCGTCCCTCTTCTTAGGGTGCAATCTGCCAGTGTTCAACTCGAACTGCAACATCTCGTGCAGGTTCCGTGGCTTTTCTTGCACTATCTCTTCACGCACGTACTCAATCTGGTCGAGGCCCATAAGACCAAGAGCATGAGCGAATATCATGTCGTCGTGTTTATTCTTCTGAGCCTCTGGCTTGCCGTTATCATTGAAGATAAACGTGTTCATCTCGAACTGCATCCGAGGGTCGACCACCGCCATCTTCTCCATCTCCACATATTCGTGGAGCCGGCTCAGCATCACGGGCCTCGTGTTGACGTTGGTGGAGAATCCCATCTTGTCCACCCAACGGTTGCCCACCTTGTCAAAGGCCGTGCGCCTAAAAACAAAGGCCCACTCTTTTTTCACAAGGTACTCAAGGATGGACAGGCCGTAGGTGTTCGACTCTACAACCACCAGCGCGTTGTACTTCTTCGCCTCTTGGAGGACCCTCTCAGCAAACTGGTGAGGAGCCATGCGCTGATAAAAGCTGGAGCAAACAACTGGCTTGTCCTTGTCGGTGACATCCAAGACGACGAACGCACTGTAGTCGCCGCTTGGAGCTCCAGATGCCACATCAGCCCCCAGGGTGTACACCCGATATTTTGAGTGAGGCTTGAACTCCTTGTATCCAGGCGTGATTTGCACATGGGGGTAGATGCGCGTGAAAAACCGCTCACCGCTGGTGATGAACGCCATCTGCGCAGTAAGCGGATACTCCTGGAGAAACGTATGCCAGTTGCCAGCGCACTTGGTCTCAAGCGTCTCCTGCGCCCACCAGACCCGGCCATTATCAAGCTCGTGCTTGAGCCCTAGCTCTTTTAGCTTGGGGTGGATGTACTTGGACTTCTCTTTGGAGATGTAGTTCGGGTCTTGAGTCCACGGGATAAACAGCTTCTCGTAGCCGTTCTCTGCATGCCAAATCTTGTGGGCGTCGTTTACGCCATTGGCCGTGGTCTCTAGCACCACCTCTGCGTCAGGACCTAAGACCTGGAACGCACCAGCGATGGTCTTCTCTGGGTCGTTCCAAAACGCAAACTCAGAGCAGTGAAGCGACTGATAGGTCGTGCCACGAAGGCCCTCGGAGTTCGCGGTGTCTACTTTGATGAGGCCGCCGTGGAACAACTTGAGTTCACGGACGTTGGACTTCTCGGTCTTGAACTTCAGGAACCCAGGCAGGTTCGCGTAGAAGTTCTTGTAGACCTCAAATATCGCCTCGGCGGAGTCGCCACGGTGTGCAAGCACGGCCACACGGTGGTTGGGCGTAAACAGGACGCGCCAGAAGTTCCTCGCAGCGACCGCAGTGGTCATTCCCAACTGGCGGGCTTTGAGGATGTACGTCCACGGGTTCTCTTCGACGGTCGACCAGAACCGCTCCTGCGCATCGTTCATCACGAACGGCACGACGCGGCTCCGCTTGTCGATTATCTTCAGGTACCGCTGAGCGAAATAACGGAAATCGCATGCGCACTTGCGAATCTCCGCCTCTAGCTTTTCCCGGCTCTCGCTCATCCTCAGTGGGCGGTGTCACGGCTATGCGACGTGTTGACCTGCCGAGCGTCTTTGAGAAGGTCCAGCAACTCTTCTGGAGTCATCAGGTTCTTCTGGAGTGCCTTGGTCTTGGCCAGCACGAGGTCGCGCTCGGCCTCAGCCTTCTCGATGGCGACCTTGTCAATCATGGCCTGGGCCTCTCGAGAGCGGAAGGTTCGCAACTTGAACTCTGAGGTCGTGCGCTCCAGATACCAAGCGGCGGCTCGCCAGTCTTTCTCAGCGTGGAACTGAACGAGGTCGAGCATGTTCTGGCGAGAGCATCGCTCTGCCTCAAACACTCGCTCCTTAAAGCCTGCACGACCGCCCTTCTCCTTGGGCTTGTACATCCAGCACTTCCACGTCTCGTAGTTGATGTTGAACTCTTCACGCACCATCTTTTGCGTGTAGCCCTTCTCCAACATCTCGATGGCTTTCTCTGCGAGCTCAGGGGACCACCGTCCCGGAGCCTTTGGCTTATTTTTTAACGCCACGGCAAAACCACCTCAGTTCATTGTTTCGGTCTGTTGTGCTGGTCGACACGCTCAAAACCTTATGGAAGGCCGTGAGGAACTGTACCATATCGCGCCCAAACCTCAGAACATCGAAGCCGGCATAGGGCGTCTTCTGGTCCATCAGAGGGACGTTGTCCAAAAGGCGTTTGCGCATCGAACGAAGAACACGGCGAGTCCCACGATGACGAGGGCGAAGCGAAGCATCATGGTACGGCTCCAGGAAGTGCAGCATGTTCTCGACCTGGCCAAGCGTGATGGACCGACAGGCCGCTGCGTTGACGTGCTGCTCCATGTTGCCGGGGTTGTAGTAGAGGACATCTAGAGAGCGCTTAATCTCTCCCATGCCTTCTGCCAGCATCCCTTCGACGATGTCCGCAGAGAACACCTTGGTGAAGTTGCCCTTGTGGTCCTCGGACTCAGCTACGGGCGCGGTGTTAAGCGCGCTAAGCATGCTCTGTGACGGAACCTCACCCATTGAGGTGGTCACAAATCTGCTGCATCTTCGATGCCATCACGGTGGGGCCAGATGCCTGGCACTGGCTCATCGCGATGTAGAGGGCGGCCATGGCGATGTCATCGCCATCAAGCGACGTTCGCGACGTAATGGCCGCAATGAAGCCCTTCATGTCGTGGCTAAGGTCGGACTCGGTCAGCTTGACCACGTTCTTGGGACGGCCCACTGGGTTGGCGGCCTCGGCCTTGGGAGCGGCCTTCTTGGGGGCTGCCTTCTTCTTCGCGGGTGCCTTCTTCTTCTCAGCCATCGTCGATATCTCCATGGGAGCGACTAAGAGCGCGCCTTCGCTTGAGAACGATACGGGCAAACAGCCGGCTCCTGCGGTAGCATTTGTTCCCGCTGTTCCAATGACACAACGCCTCGGACCAGCGCCCGTACTTTTTACGGTACTTTCTCAAGGCCTGCAAGCCTGCGGTTATCAGGTCGCATCCCTTGAGTCTTTTGCCGGGGCAGTGAAAGGACGGCTTGACCTGCAATGGGCCATGCGCCCCTGCTGAGCTCACCGCGTTCATGTTGAACCGGCTCTCGGTGAACGACAGGGCGATGACCAAGTTGGTGTCTTGGCCGTCTTGCTGTGCCGCAGAGCCCACATCCACGCAGGTCCTAAACCGCTCAGGGGTCTGGTCATGTGGCGCAAACCACGACATAGCCGTGGCGCAGGCTAGATAGACGTAGAAGAAGCTCATGACCCCGCTGCCCTTCTTGTGTACTCCGCAATCAACATAGCGTCAGCGGTAGCGTGGACAACCTTTTGGGCTGGAAACAACCGCTGTGCAGCGGCCTTGGTCACGTTCTTGTCTCCCTTGGACCGGCACTTCATCGCCCCTTGCCAAGTGGCAGGGGTGACGGTCTCGAAACGAATCTGGTGACAGACCAGGAGCGCCCTACAAAACCCGTAGCTGGTGCCGAACTTAAACGTAGAGGCCACGCCCTGTCTGGGCATGGCGCTCACTCGCTCAAGGGTAGCGCGAGATACCATCGGTGCATGCTCAATCACGAAGCTAGACACGTCATGCTCTGTAGCAGACAGCCTGACAGAACCGACAAAACCCCCATCCTCGTCAATGACAACGATGGCTCCTGAGTATCCTGGGTCGATGCCCATGTAGTGCTTCACTTCGCCCTCTCAGGGAACGAATCGAGCACCTCGCTGGGCTCTAACACGGCGAAACACGGGGTGTCTGGCCCCACATAGCCACCGGCTACGTTGTAGCTAAAGTGCTCCATGGCCTCTAGAGAGCCCAGCCCTTGCTCCATGAGAATCTCGATGCACTTGTCTTGGTCATAGAGCGTCACCGGGCTCATGCCGCACCGATAGACGATTCCAATAATGGCGTCGTCGAATCCGTCGTAGACAATCATATCCCCTCCATACGCGGCTCGAACTTCATGGATGTTCCGCTCCAGGCCACGTCGGTCTCGGACAGGGAGGTCTCGAGTCCGTGCCTGAACTTGGACATACCGATTTTGCACAGGTTTCTGGGGTGATTGCTCTGTGGGTCGGCCTTGTGAAACAGGAACGGGCTGATAGCCAGGTCGCAGTCGTCCTCAATCGCCCCTGAGCCCTTGGCGTCACGCACGGTAATCAGCCTATCGGCCCTCTTTGCGGCTGAATTGGGCTGGCTAAGGATGACAGAGGCGCACTCAAGCTCCACTGCCATGCGCTTCATGCCCTTTGAGTTGGCCGATATCTCCTCTTCTTGGGTGCCATCGCGCCTCATACGCGGTGAATCCATGAGTTGTAGGTAATCGACCACAACGAGGCCCAAATCGCCGTATTGGCGCTTCACAGCCCTGGCTTCTCGCTCGATAGAGCCCACATCCCTGGCCGTTTCGCTGATAACGAGGGGTAATTCGCCCAGTCTTTGGGCTGCGTTGATCATATCAGCCTGCTGATAGGACGTAATCTCGCCCATTCGGTGATGCAGGTGGGCAGGAACGCCGCTCAGGGTGGCGATAAGCCTGCCGACCAACTGGTCAGTAGGCATCTCAAGGCTACACACCAGGGCCGGCTTGCCAGCGAGGGCTGAAGACAGGGCGAAGTTGTTAATCGCCAGCGCAGACTTGCCGTGTCCCGCGCTCGCAATCACCACCACCTGCCATCCAGGCTTGAATCCACCGCCAATAACGGCGTCCAGGGGAGCGAGGCCGCTAGGTGTGTACCTCGCCTCGACCTTCCCGCTCTGAACATCGAGCACCTCGTGCATATAAGCCGCAGCGACTGAGCTCACATCCCCACGCTCAGCGGTCCCGAACACCTCTTCGACCTCAGAGAGCTTCTGAGTGGCTGCGCTAAGAGCGCTCTCGGAGTCCCTGGACTCGTAGGCCTGCCGGATGATGTCCTTTCCGGCTTCGACAAGCACACGAAGACGCGCTTGATTGCGAATCTCTACCGCATACTGCTCGACACAACTAGTGCTACCAAACGCATCGTGGCTAGCACCAAGCGCCGTCCACATCTCGCCCACCGAACCACGACAGTTCGTGCTCGCCCAGTCCCTGAGAAGATGCAAATCAACACGGCCATGCTCCCGGTAGAGCGTGCTGATACCCCGAAACACGTTCGCATTACCAGCATCAAAGAACTCCCCAGCGCTGATGTCCACCCGCTCAACCAATGACGGGTCTACATGCAAGACCCCCAACAATGCGCGCTCTATCTGAACCACGCTCAAGTCATCACTCATTGCTCACCTCCCTTGCAAAGCTCCACCCAGCCCACAGCGGACCAGTACCTGCCCGCGTTCTCATCACCCACCTCGTGACAAGGACCACCACACTCTTCGCACTCAGGACAGCACCCACAGGGGCTGGACTCCTTTTGCTTGTGGTCGCACTCGAAACACATCCAATACGGCGTCTCCATCACTCACCCTCCAATCCAGCTGGATAATATTTCGATCCAGCTGGAACAGTTCCCACCACTTTGGCACACGCATTGCTACGCGCGCTCGCTTGAAGTATAATACTTACTAGTACTCTCCCCAGACTGACCACACCCCCCAAGGGTGTGGGCATGTCTGGGAGTGAGAGCGTCTCTCACCGCGCATGCGTACGCGCGCCTGGGGGGCGCGCTACGATGCGCTGAGTCCTCACCCATCAGCCGTCAGTCTCGCCAACGTGGTCCCCAGGGCAGTGGCGAGCTTACGCCATACCTCAAACGAACCAATCCTCTCGCCGTTCTCCAAACGAGAGATGTGAGACGGACAAAGACCACTAGCGTCAGCTAGAGCCTGCTGAGACATGCCCATCTTCAACCTACGCTTCATCAACCGCTGGCCTCGAGTCGCAGCAGAAGACTGCTTCTCTTGCGATATCGGGCTCGTCAACTTGAGCTCACTCATCTGTCACCTCCTTGAACCCAGGGATAATACGGCAGTGACACGCTGTCAAGAGCAAATGGGTAAGGCTGGAAATTGGTGCGCGGAAAATGGGTCTAA